CGGCCTTCCAATCAGTCATTAAGAAAAAGACTGGAAGGGTAAAGGACGACGGCTACTACAGCAAACTTGTCAAGAATTACCCAAAGGAAGCGGGAGAAGTCGGTTACACGAGCCATGTAGCCAAGAAATATCCAAATTGGAGGGCACTCTAATAATGTTCCCTGATGAGAAACAAGATATTTCTGACGGGCTACTGAAAAAGGCAATCGCTAACAATACAAAGCTCGCTGACTACTCTCACATGAGGGCTAAGGGCATGATCGCTAATGGCTCCTTGACACCCAAGGGCAAGGGTGGGGGCACAGTCGAGCGTTTTCAGAATCAGGTATGCAGAAAGTCTAAGGGGTCGTAATGGCTACATCTGGAACTGCCACATTCAATCTTGAGATTTCAGAGGTTATTGAAGAGGCGTTTGAGCGATGTGGCCTTCAGTCGAAGACAGGTTACGACATCGAAACAGCTAGGCGTTCTCTTAATCTTCTGAGTATTGAGTGGGCTAATCGTGGGTTGAATTTCTGGACTGTAGAGCAGGGTACTGCCACGGCCACAGACAGCGTGTCCACGATCACACTGCCAGCAGACACTGTCGATCTGATCCAGTATTGGATTAGGGACGGCTCAGGTACGTCACAAACAGACCTGCCTCTTTCTCGTGTCAGTGTGTCCCAGTACTCGACCATCCCTAACAAACTTAGCGAGGGGCGTCCCGTAAACTTGTTTATCGACAAACAGCGCGATGCCCCTGTCGCCTACTTGTGGCCGACACCCGACAAGGACTACACCTTCGTGTATCAGCGTATCCGGCGTATTGAGGATACGGGGACTCTGGGCTCCAACACCCCAGACATTCCTGCCCGATTTCTTCCCTGTCTCGTGGCCGGATTAGCGTATCTCATTTCTCAGAAATACCCTGAGTCGTTCATGCGTTCGCCTGAGCTAAGGGCTGACTATGAGTTCCAGTGGGATCTGGCACAGTCCGAAGACCGTGACCGCTCATCGGTGCATTTTGTGCCGGGGGGATATAGCTGATGGCTAAGTTTGCCAACGGCAAATACGCCTTCGGGTTCTGCGACCGCACTGGATTTCGATACAAGCTCAAGGATCTAGTGCCACAGGTCCGGGCGGGACGCATGACTGGGCTTATGGTTGGCCGGGATATGCTGGACGAAGACCAGCCCCAGAATTTCCTGGGCAGGCTTGGAGAGTATGCGGACCCACAGGCGATTAGGAACCCTCGCCCTGACCATAATCTGGCGGAACAAAGAAGCATACAGTGGGGCTGGATGCCCGTAGGATTTCAGGGCGACCCAGAGTTAACGCCTGATGATCTATCCGCGAGCGGTTTGGTAGGCAGTGTTACGGTGACGACATGACCTACGCTGAGTTGAAGGCTGCGATTCAGGACTACTCCAACAATACGGAGACAAGCTTTGTAGCTTCGATCCCAACATTTGTCAAGCAGGCTGAACAACGCATTTACCGCGCTGTCAATCTTCCCGTAAATCGCAAGAATGTCGCTGGCACGATGACTGACGGCAATAAATATTTGTCGGTCCCCACGGACTTCCTGCTGCCCCTGTCCCTGTCTCTGACAAGCTCTAGTGATGCTCAAGTCTTTTTGTTGAATAAAGATGCAAACTTCATTAGGGCTACTTATCCGAATGCGTCCACTGAGGGCGTGCCTAAGTATTACGGTGTGTTTACTGACGACACGTTTATCCTTGGACCCACGCCTAACGCAAATTTTGTCACAGAGCTTCACTATTATTACAAACCAGCCTCAATCGTTGATTCTAGCACTTCATGGCTGGGTACGAATGCTGATACGGTCTTGCTCTATGGTTCTTTGGTTGAGGCTTACACCTACATGAAGGGCGATGCGGACATCATGCAGTTGTATCAGCAGAGGTATCAAGAGGCGTTGGATCTTCTGAGGGCACAGGCAGAGGGTCGCATGACCGGGGACGAGTACCGGGACGGCACGGCAAGGATGATGGTTAAATAATGTTTACTGGAGAGTTGGGAAACGTCATTGTCACGACAAGCGACAACACAACACTTGGCCCAGAGCATTGGGCGAGGCGGGCATCTGATCAGGTCATGTCTGTTGGCAAGGACGCGCACCCCCTGATAGCCGAGCAGGCGTTGGAGTTTAAGGGGTTTATTGAGAAGGCTGTAAGGTATTATATGTACGAAGCAATCAAGGAAGATCGTTCTGGGATCGTTACCCTGCTGCGTTCAGCGGGCCATAACGACCTGGCTAACTCCGTGGAGAAGTTGTAATGGCTATTACACAGGCGATGTGTACGTCTTTCAAGAAGGAATTAATGGAGGCGAAGCATAATTTCCTTAATTCAGGTGGCAATACGTTTAAAATCGCGCTTTATACGAGTAGCGCGACGATGAGCGCGGCCACCACAGCGTATGCTACGACCAATGAAATCAGTGGCACGAACTACACTGCCAAGGGAAACACGCTTACGCGGGTAGATCCCTCCAGTAGTGGCACTACTGCTCTTACCGATTTTGCTGATACCTCGTGGTCTACGGCGACATTTACTGCTAGGGGGGCTCTGATCTTTAACGAAGATACCAGTGGTGATACTTCTGTTCTCGTTCTGGATTTCGGTGCAGATAAGACTGCCACCGCTGGCACGTTCACTATCGCTTTCCCTGCGGCAGACGCGAGTAACGCGATTATTCGTATAGCGTAGTATGGCAAATGTAACTGGCTGGGGCCGTTCTACTTGGGGCTCTGAGACTTGGGGCCAGCCTGTACCCGTTGAGGTAACGGGTATAGCGGCAACTGGCGGTGTCGGAAGTGTTACGGTAACGGGCGATGCCAATGTTACCGAAACGGGTGTGTCGGCTACCGGGTCAATAGGATCGGTCACGGTGGCCGGAGCGGCCAATGTTACCGTCACGGGAGTGTCGGCAACCGGGTCAGTAGGAAGCGTTACCGTAACAGGTACGGCGAATGTTACGCTAACGGGAATAGCAGGAACGGGCGCAGTTAGCTCAGTAGCAGTAACAGGTGATGCAAATCTCACGGTCACGGGAGTGGCAGGGACAAGCGCACTTGGTTCGGTAGCGGTAACGGTTGATGCGAATATCGCCCTGACCGGGATTGCTGCAACTGGTGGGTTGAGTTCGGTGACGGTGACAGGAGATGGGAGCGTCACTGTTACGGGGCTGGCAGGAACGAGTGCGGTAGGAAGCGTTACGACGAGCGTCAGTCAGGATATCGACGTAACGGGCGTGGTAGGAACTATGGGAATAACTGGGGTCAATGTATGGAGCATCATAGATGATTCTCAGACGCCAGATTGGGGAGCAATTGATGATTCACAGACACCAAGTTGGTCAGAAGTATCTGACTCGCAGACACCTGACTGGGCACTCGTGCCCTCGTAATGATTCTGCCGGAGATAGGAAAGAAACATGGCAACATATGTAAATAATTTGCGGCTAAAGGAGATTACTACAGGCGATGAGTCGGGTACTTGGGGCACCTCCACCAACCTGAACCTTGAATTAATCGGTCAGGCGCTGGGGTATGGCACTGAGGCTATCACGACCAATGCGGACACCCACGCCACGACGATAGCAGACGGTGCGGCTGACGAGGGTCGTGCATTGTTCCTGAAATACACTGGCACATTGGACTCCGCCTGTACCATTACGCTTGGCCCCAACACGGTTAAGAAGGTTTGGATTATTGAGAACGCCACGAGCGGCTCTCAAAATATCATTATCAGTCAGGGCTCTGGTGCGAACATTACGATTGCCCCCGGCAAAAACGCAACAATCTACACAGATGGTGCGGGAACGGGTGCTGCGGTGCTTGATGCTTTTGCAGACCTAGAACTAAGCAGCACTCTGAGCGTAGCGGGTGCAACCACGCTTACTGGCGTTACCACACATGGTGACGATGTTGTATCAGATACTGACTCCACGGATGATTTGGGCACGACAGGAGTGCGCTGGGCGAATCTATGGGTAGACGATGTCGTAGCAACGACAACCGTTAAGCCCGGAACCCTAGTCCTCGCGGCTGGCTCAATAACCGATACGTCCGGTGCCATCACGTTCGGTAACGAGAATCTAGTCACCACGGGTACGTTCGGTGCTGGTGCAACCACGCTCTCCTCCACGTTGGCCGTCACGGGGGGCGTAACTGCCACGAGCACAATAGGCTTCTTGGGCTCCACTGCGAACGCGGGCGTCGGTATTTACAGCGCGGGTACGGGATTGACCGGGACCAGCCAGTATGCATTTCTGTGGGACGGGACATTCAGTACAGCGGCAACGGCTGCGGGTTACGGTGTCGCCACCGCCATTGCGACGGCTGCGGGTGCGTTCACTTGTACTAACGCTCATGGTTTTTACGTCGGAGCACCCGTAGTTGGTGCATCGTCCGCGATCACCAACGCATATGGGCTAAGGGTTCTGAACCAAGGAAAATCGGGAATCACGAACTCATATGGCATTTATATCGCGGCACAGTCTGGTTCGGCAACCACAAACATCGGCCTCTACAACGCGGGCACGACTACGCTCTCTGGCGCGGCCACCCTATCCTCCACGTTGGCCGTCACGGGCGCGAGTACGCTGACGGGGGATGTGACGGGTACTGCCGTCTCTGCGGCAACGTGGACAGTCTCCCACGGTGCCACCGCTGGGCGCGTGATAATTGACGGGTCTAGCAACGGGAGTGGGGGTTCGCTGCAACTGTATGGCAGCGCACACGGGTCACTGGCAAATCACCTTATCACGGCTGGCAACACGCAGTTATTCAAGACGGTCGGCGGGACGACCATCCTAGACTTGCAGTCTGGTGCGGCAATTGTCACGGGCACGTTGGCTACTACGGGCGCAAGCACTTTCGTTGGCAACAAGGGGCGTTTTGAGGCGCACGGGCTGCTGAGTGTCACGCCATCGGCTGTCGGCTCAGGTATCGGGGCCACCGGGGACATAGTCTTGGGTCGCAGCGACACCTCTGCCTACTTGAGTCTTGGCGCTGACGGACTAGCGAACATCAGTCGCTCAGGGGGGTCAGGGGCTACTGTCCTCGCGCTAAACTGCACCACCGCCTCCTTCACGGGCGACCTCACGCTTGCGGCCACCAAGAAGCTCTACCTCGACGGCGGCAGCAACACCTACATCGTTGAGAGTAGCGCGGACGTAATGGACTTCTACGCGGCTGGCTCTAAGCGGCTTCAAATATCGACCAACGTCTCGGTCGTAGGGGCGCACCTTTACCTTGACGCTACCAAGAAGCTCTACCTCGACGGCGGCGGTGACACGTACATCTACGAGTCCGCAGCAAACACGATCACGACCTTCGTTGGTGCCAGTAAAAGGGTCGAGACTACCGCCACGATCCCGCTTGCTGTATTCCATGCTGGAGTAGACGCCACTCCCAAAATCGCTTGGCAAGCTACCTATAGCTCGAACGACACAGAAAACAACGCCGTCTTGACTTCCGTTGGGGGCGCGGAGAATGCTGGATTTTACTTTGAGGCATCGGACGGCGGTGGGGCTGCGACTCGGACGC